CTCAAAAAAGCCGCGCCTCTTATCTATTTTGTTCCCGTCGTCGCAAAAGAGCTCATCAAAGACCTTGGTAGCGAATGTTACGCTTTATTTGGGTCTACTGCCCATTCGTTCAGCACCGCATTCAAGTTCAAATATTATGAGCACCAATATAAGGATTGTCGGTTGGTGGATATTCGATGTGGTGGAGGCGGTAGCACACAATCAGCATCATCATCGTCATCGGCCACATTTATGCTTCGTCTCTCGAACATGCCGGAACTCTTGACATCCATCATAGACCTTTTCTGTGTCGCCGCACATTACTCGCACAGATTCGGGAGCGCCGACGACTTCCTGCGCCTCCACTGTAAAACGCCGGAGGTCAGCAGCCATGCGTGGTTTTTACGCGATCGCACCGATCAGCAAATCATCGACGAGTTCATGAATTACGCTACTGAACCTGCGTCATCCGACCATGAAATAACGATGACGAATATGATGTATCTGTGGAAGATGTATCTCTCGGAGTTTCGTTTGCCAAGCGTGTTTTTTGCGGCAACGTTGCGTTCAAAACTCGCCAGTATTGCCTCGCCGTCGCCATCAGCGACTACACCTGACACGATTCCAAACCGGACAAGCAAGTATCTTCCCATCGTAAGTCAGTTTCGCCAGTTTTGGAGCGAAAATTGTTTCACAGATGACCGTGAAATCGAACTGGAAATCGACGAGCTTTCAACGCTGTTCAACGAATACACAGCATCAGCGGCAAGTCCGCCCGTAGGCGACGCAACTCTACTCGGAATGCTGCGTCATTTCTACCCCGATGTCATCATAGAAGACGATAAATATATACTGAATGTCGGTTGTAAATTATGGGATAAAACCGCCGAAATCAACGAATATTTGCTTCAATTTAAAGAGCTGTGTATAACGAATCATCATTCATTTCCACAACCGTTATATAATGCGTATGAGTTTTACTGTGGGAAGTGTTACGCTACCGCGAAGCGTCGTATTATCAGCAAGCGGTATTTTGAGAAGTATTTCATGGAAGAATATCCGGATTACATCGATGAAAATGGAATGATTACGATAAAATGGTGGGGGGTTACGGACGATGACTACGACGCCGATGACGCCGATGACGTCGATGACGCGGCAACCTTGTCATAAAAGTTATACAAAATATCCCGCGTCGCGTCTAATCCTTCCGGGTGAAACATCACGCCATATACGCGATTTTTTGCGAATTCGAAAGCACACGCATGGCGGCGTCCATCACGAAACTTCGTAATCCATGCAATCTCTCGAACACTCGACGATGACGACGACGCCGGAGGAGCAACAGGAAGTTCATGAAAATAAAAGTAGGCTTGTTCGCGCTGCGATGTGTGGCCACGCTCATGCCCTTTGAAAATACGATGTGTCGAGAGATCGACGCTATGCGACCCCGTCCATATTGTATTGTAAGATACAAGTGATCCGCCATAATATAGCATCAATACCTGACACCCATGACATATTCCTAGCACCGGTGTTTTCGGAAAATGATACAAATAATAAAGCTCAAGCATGAGTTCGGGCTGCGGTGTATGCGATTTCACGCGAAAACGAGCGCCGGGTATGATCAACCCGCGTATGTCGGTGCGCTTAATTATCGCCGGATCACACCGTCGAGTTACAATAAATGGAATCTCTCGGTGTTTGAGAGATTGATATAACTCGCGCAGTTTATTCGCATGATTCGGTGCCTCGCGTGTGACAATAAGTAGCATCTAAACTACTACAATTTATATTATTATATACCTATATCTATACCTATACAACGACTGATATAATCATATATAATAATACATACTAATAAGCTGATCCATACGGCCGCCGCATCACCGCTGATTGGTTGATCCCTCGCATGTTAGATCCGGTCCCCTCCAGTTTCACGATCCGCCCGCTTTCAATATAGATTTTAACAGGAAATGTCGCCGCAAATTCAGAATCATGCGTTACTACAATCATCGTCGTCTTCTTCGACATTTCTTGAATCATCTGTGTTACATATTTTTTATGAAACGCATCCACCGCGGCTGTAGGTTCATCCATAATTGTGATCGGTTTGTTGCTCAAGTAGCTTCGCAATAAATAAATAATCTGCCGCTGCCCACCGCTGAGATTTTCACCTCTCGAACCCGCCATCGTATCCAGACCTTGCGGTAGTTTCTTAAATACGTTCATAATTTTCAGTCGGTCCAGAATTTCGATGACTTCCTCTTTCGGTGTATCTGTTGCGTAGCATATATTATCGATGACGGATCGATTGAATAAAACCACCTTTTGAGAGACGATCGATAATTTGCTTCGCAGGTATTCACGGTCGATATTGCGAATATCCTCGCCATCGAAAAGAATTTGACCTTCTGTCGGCTTGAAAAAACCGGACAAGAGTTTGATAATGGTTGATTTACCGCTTCCGTTGGTTCCGATGATTGCGACGCGGTCGATAGGTTTGATTGTAAAAGAAACATTATCGAGAGTTTTCTTACGGTCTTCGGCGTTTTTGGCCTCACTCGAATTCGTGTATTCAAACGATACATTTCTGAATTCGATATCTCCGGTGATCGGCATACCCGTTTTATGGCCAGACGCATCTTTATCATCTACCAAAAGTTTGCGAATATTCGTTTCATTTTCAGCGAGTTTGCCATATTCCGCAATCACGAGAATGCTTCGCTGTGACGCAGTCTTGATATATCGAACAAAAAACAACATAATAATGATGACTTTGATCGTGGATACGCTATCGATCGATTTGGACTTATATAAACGAAGGATCACGTAAACATAAGCAACAAGTATGAGTGTCACGATAATCGACATGGCATATCCGCCCTTCGATGTGCTCCATAATTGCGTTTCATGTGCACTGTCATATATATCGTGTTTCTGCGTCAAGTATTCCTTCTCATCCTTTACTTTTTTACTACATATAATACTAATTGAATTACTGAGAACATCGTCGATATTCGACATCAGATTCTTCTCTTCATTCTCTCGTTGCTCCGATGTATTTTTCGTATCTAAAAGAATGTAATAATACAAAATGAAAAACGCGATGAATACGATCAACGTCATACCGCCGATAACCGGATTCAAATAAATAATATATACAAGAATAACAACACTTGTAAGAACGAATGTGATGACCCAATAAATAAATCGACCGGTAAATGATGTAACAGTATTCGGTATCTTTAATGCTTTGATAATATGGTTTGATATATCTTCTTTTTCGTAATTCACCTCAATATTTTGGAAGATGACATCGATGAGTTTGAACCGGATGAATTTCTCCATCATCGGATAATAGATCTTGTCGAAATAGTTGCTAATCATATAGACCGTATCCACGAAGAGTGTCATTCCAGCAATTTTCAAAAGAAGGGTCATTGAGTTACTGTATTCCAATTTATTGATCGCGGTAGTGAAGTTGGAAAATAGGTCAGACAATACGATCATTTCGATCGGATTACATATAAGTGTCGTAATGATCGTAATGAATACCCAAAATTTATTGTGATTCAAGAACTCTATAATATATCCCGTAATGATATGATTCTCCATCGTGCCTATGATAGGTGTCAGGCGCGATGTATTTTGAATTACAATACTATTATTATAATGAAATATAATAGTAAAATACAAACTGATGTTGAAGTATCATCTCTCAGAACCTTACTTAACCCTCTTAGGAGTATTCACGAGACGACTGCGACGGCCGGTCTTGGAAATCTTGATCGCACCGAACTTCCCCTTGCGGGCGGTGTAGCCATATTTGCGCAGACGGTTCTCCTTCTTTGCGGTAACATGCTTCTTCGCACTCACGATACGACCGTGCTTATTAAACACGAGGTCGCTCTTAGTAAGTCCACCGGGGGTCTTGTAGGCAGTATCATGCCAGACTTGTGCGCGAGAACCTTCTAACATCTCATACTTCCTGCCTTTGACGTGGTAAAATCCATCATCGTGGCGGTCCAATCGTTTCACCATTTTACTAAATCTTTCGTTATATCTTATCGTTAGAAAAAATCTAAAATATGAATCTAAAATGAATTTGTTATGGGTGCTCCAAAGCCACCCGGCGCGCCAGTCCATCGCCCAAAACGGTTGATATTATTCACAGCATATACCTTTTTCACGTTTTTTGTTTCGGTTGCGACGCGGATATTTTGCGCATAACGCATCTTTTTCGTTATATTCGTGTTATTGGTAGAAGTCGCCATTCCAGCAGTCGGGTTCGTTATCGTGGGGCATTTAAAATACGGAATGCGAATATCGTTGTTTTGATTATTAATGACAATAGGATTTCCAGATGAGTCAAACTGAACGAGCGCGTCGTTTATGCGGTATATGTCGCTACATGTGATACCAAACCCGAACGTCGTTCGATATCGGGGTGCTGGCATGATATCTCTCTAAAGATACATACCCAATCCAAAATAAAATTGAACATGAATTAAACATATTGTTCGAATATACTATACCCATCTCTTACCCAAGAATCAATTGTCAAATGCCGCCTAAATCTGCTGCTGCTGCTGTTGCTGTTGCCGTTCCTCCTAACGAAGACTTAAACAAATATCAAAAAATGACGGATCTCGAACACATCCTAAAGAAACCAGACACATATATTGGAACGATCGACCCGACGGAAACGATGGAATATGTGATGGACGTAGCGCCACCACCCGCCGACGCCGCTGCTGCTCCTCTTCCGATGCTGACCCGACGCACTATCACCTATATCCCGGGTCTATACAAGCTCTTTGACGAAGGAATGGTGAATATGCGCGACCATGTCGTACGTCAAACCCAAGCTGTCGCTGATGGTAAACCCAACGCGCTCCCCGTGACCACACTCGAAGTCGAGATCGATCCTGCCGATGGAACCATCCACATGACGAATGACGGTAACGGGATTGACGTCGCACAGCATCCTGAGCATAAACTCTGGATTCCTGAGATGATTTTCGGCCACCTTCGCACATCAACAAACTACAACGAGAACAAGAAGGAGAAAATCGTTGGCGGGAAGAACGGGTTCGGATTCAAACTTGTCCTCATTTGGTCGGTCTGGGGGCGCGTGGAGACCGTCGACCATATCCGCGGACTGAAATACGTCCAAGAGTTCCGTAACAATCTTTCTGAAATCATGCCGCCGACCGTTACCAAGTCCAAGGTGAAGCCTTATACCCGCGTGAGCTTTCGACCTGATTACGCGAGATTCGGTATCGCTGGCAACAACCTTACCGCAGACATGGTCGCGCTTTTCCTAAAACGCACCTACGATATTGCGGCTGTAACCGACAAGACCGTGAAAGTGAAATATAACGGCGCGCTTGTTCCGGTGCGTCATTTTCAGCAGTATGTCGATTTGTATATTGGCGCAAAAGGAAGTGGTGGCGAAGGCGGCGGCGGGGTCAAGCGCATCTACGAGAACCCTGACCCTCGTTGGGAGTATGTCGTCTGCCTCACAACCACCGATGAATTCACACACATCTCATTCGTAAACGGAATCTATACTCCACGCGGCGGAAAGCACGTCGAATACATTACCAATCAAATTGTCCGTAAGCTCGCGGAGGTCATCAAGAAGAAGAAGAAAGTCGATGTCAAGCCGAATACAATCAAAGAACAACTCATGCTTTTCCTGCGATGTGATATTGAGAACCCGTCATTCTCTAGTCAGACCAAAGATGAGCTCGGCACAGCTGTCGCGAATTTCGGATCATCATGTAAAGTAAGCGACGAATTCATCGAGAAACTCGCAAAGATGGGTGTGATGGATGCCGCGTGTGCGCTGACGGAAGTCAAGGATACGAAAGCCGCAAAGAAGACCGATGGCGCGAAAACTCGAACGATTCGTGGAATTCCCAAACTCATCGACGCGAATTATGCGGGATCACCTGACAAATCCGCGCAATGCACGATTATATTGTGCGAAGGTGATTCAGCCAAGGCCGGTATTATCAGCGGCCTGAGTAAAGAAGACCGAAATTATATTGGTGTCTATCCGATGAAAGGCAAACTATTCAACGTTCATGGCGAGACGACGAAACGCATTTCAGAAAACCGCGAGATTGCGGAAATCAAACAGATTCTCGGTCTTGAAACTGGAAAGACCTACACCCCCACGGATGTCGCAACACGGCTGCGTTATGGTAAGGTGCTGTTCATGACCGATCAGGATTTAGATGGCGCTCATATTCAAGGTCTTGGTATCAATCTTTTCCAGACGGAGTGGCCATCACTCACGAAGATACCGGGTTTCATCGGATTCATGAATACCCCGATTCTGAAAGCACGTCGCGGCGCACAAGAAGTCCTCTTTTACAACGACGGCGAGTTTGAAGCATGGAAGAAGCAATTCCCCGACGCGGTCGTCCCCGCAAGTTGGAACACGAAATATTATAAAGGTTTGGGCACGAGCACCGGGAAAGAGTTCAAAGAATATTTCGAGCATAAGAAAATGGTGTCGTTTGTTCATACGGGAAAAGAAAGCGACGACCATCTTGATATGGCGTTCAACAAGAAACGTGCCGACGACCGAAAAGAGTGGCTCTCGAACTATTCGCGCGATGCGTTTCTCGATACATCAAAACCGGAAATCCCTTATGAAGAATTCATCGACCGCGGCCTCATCCACTTTTCGATCTACGACAACGAGCGCTCAATCCCCAACCTGATGGATGGACTGAAGATTTCGCTGCGTAAGATTCTGTATGCGGCATTCAAGAAGGGCGGCCTGAAGACGGAAATCAAAGTTGCGCAATTCAGCGGCTATGTATCGGAGCATTCGGCGTATCACCATGGTGAGGCGAGTTTGAATGCGGCGATTGTCGGGATGGCGCAGAACTTCGTAGGGAGCAACAATATTAATTTGTTAGAACCGAATGGTCAGTTTGGGACCAGATGTGCAGCAGGGCAAGATTCCGCAAGCGAAAGATACATCTTCACACAACTCAACAAGCTGACACGACTCATCTTTCGCCAAGAAGACGACGCCATCTTGTCGTATATCAACGACGACGGTCAAATGGTGGAGCCGACGTATTACGCACCAGCGATTCCGATGATTCTCGTAAATGGAAGTAAGGGAATCGGAACAGGATTTAGCACAGAGGTTCTTCAGTACAATCCGCTTCAAATCATCGCTTATATTCGCTCGATGCTCGCAGCGACTTCTGTGGCCGACCGCCCTGTCATCGAGCCCTACTTCAAAGGATTCAAGGGGTCGATTAAGAATATCGCGGCGACCTCCGGTGCTCCGGCTTCCGCCTCCGCTACCGCCTCCGGTGCCGCCACATCCCATGTGGCGGCGACCTCCGGTGCTCCGGCTTCCGCCTCCGCTAAATATCTCATCAAAGGCACATACGAAATCATCGCCGACCGTAAAGTCCGTATTACCGAGCTCCCGATTGGAACATGGACCGATGATTATAAAGTATTCTTGGAGAAGTTGATGGAAGTGCCTGCGGCGTCAGACAAAGACAAAATCAGCGACAAGTCTGCGGCAGCGGCTACCCCTATCCTCAAAGAATACACCGACATGTCCACCGACACCGTTGTAGATATTACTGTGACGTTTCATCCATCCTATCCACACACACCGAAAGATCTTGAAGCCGCGGTCATCGATCCCGACGCTGGAACAAACAAATTGGAGAAGCTTCTCGCACTATTCACAACACAAAGCACGACGAATATGAATTTATTCGACGCGCATGAGAAACTCCGGAAATACGCGACGATTTACGACATCATCGAGGATTATTACGCCGAACGCATCGGATTATACGCAAAACGCAAAGCAGCGATGCTGGCTCAACTCGCCAACGAGCTTCGAGTGCTAACAAACCGCGCACGATACATCCAAGAGATCCTCGACGACAAACTGGAATTACGAAGGCAAACCAAAGAGGCGATTTTCGCAAAGATGACCGACCATGGCTACGAGCATATCGATGGCGACGTTGAGTTCAAATATCTTCTCAAGATGCCGATGGATAGTGTGACGGATGAGAATGTTAAGCATCTCCTGTCGGAACGTGACGCCAAACGTGCGCAACACAAAGGACTTAGCGATACGTCGATTGAAGCATTATGGATACGTGACTTGGACGAATTGGAACAGGAGTATAAGAAGTGGGCCACAGCGATGGAGACGGGAGCAATAGGAGCGAAGACCGGTGGTGGCGGCGGCGCTGCTGCGGCACTCGCAAAGAAGAAGATGGTGGTGAAGAAAGTGTAATCGAATCGAATCGAAAAGGTATTGCTTATTATAAATAGTAAAATAATGTAAACAATTATGTAATTGAAATTATTGTAAATGTTTATTTTATTATTTTTTTTACTGCCGTTATTTCTATACATAATACTAGTGATATTTTCATGGACAGCATCAGTGGTGATGTGTAATAAAACATCATTATTATCTTTATCGACAAACATGACAAATATTGTGAAACAATACAAATTTCGTGAAGAAGTTTTAGATATTTCGGGAATCAGGATACACAGCGTAATAAAAGAACCAACTGGTATTATATCTGATGATGTATTTGTATTGATTCATGGAACAGCGAGTTCGTCAGTAATATTTTTCGACCTAATGAACCAACTTCCAGACAACGTCAAATGCGTTGCCATCGATTTACCATCTTTTGGTGTAAGTGGTGATATTGGTTTAGACACATATCCAAAGAATGAAGACTTGTTCATTTGTTATGCTGATGTTATAGGCCAAACACTACAAAAATTGAATATTCTTCATAACACGATTCTTGTTGGTTATTCACTCGGCGGATTTCTGTCCATTTATGTCGGGGCTCGGTTTCCAATAAAAAAACTAGTTCTGTTAAACCCCGCCGGTATTCTTCCAACACTCGGTGTGTGGGGATATTATTGGGGTATATTTTTCAAACTCGGATTACCCGCAACTATATTTAACCTTCCACTCATATCGCGTAATGGTATGATTCGTATTATGAATTTCATATTCAACGATAAATCGAATCTAACTAATTTTTGGTTAGATTTTTATTCAAATCCACATAATAAAGGACATCAATTAGTGCAAAGGGTCATTACTATTACACCGCTTTATTCATATTGGAATACACCAGCATTTCCACTACTTATAGAACTATGTAAAAAGATACCAATGACTGTTTGTTTTGGACTAAAAGATACGATTTGTCCGCCACATATTGGTCATTTTTTAAAGTATGTTTCGCGTGGTCAGATTATGATACATAACATTCGTGATGCGAATCATAATCAGTGTGTAAATTCGAGTGAAATGATCAAACTATTGAAATCTACATTAGATAATCAAGACGAAAAAACGATGATAGGTATAACAATACACAAACCGAATAATACGATGATACAAAGATTTGTAAAGGTTATTCATACCCATCACTTACAAAAACACAAAAGTCAATCGACCAAATATACAAATATTTACTGACAAATATTACATAATATTACATTTATTTACGAATGTGTTATGCGTCTAAAACCAAGGTTTCAATTCTAGCGTCTTATGTTTGTAATCTGAGAAATTCGGACGAGCCATCGGTGTATACATGTTGCTGACATCACGCTTATACTGAATGTAACCCTCCGCTTCGCCATGAACACGAGGAACACAATATTCGAATACTAATTCATTCAACTCGATAATCTGCTCGCGGATATCGGTGGGAGCGTTGGCGGCATTCTGTAAATAAATTGTCCGCATGATGATGCGGAGGGTATCACAATCCTGTTCGCCGATCACATACTTGCCACGCGACCGCTGATATACACCGGCACGAATACCGTTCTGAATAATCTGCATATTCTCCTTACTAAAGAACGCATTCGAAAGAGGAGTGTTTTCCCAGATTCCGTTTAACGCGTCACGATAGGTCACGCACTGATGGACTGGGTTCTTATCATAAAGCGCAAACTGATCTTGGATTGGGGGTGTTAAGATATCCAGCCGGCCATTTTTAGGTTGTCCGATAAATGTTTCTTCAGGGAAATTGCGATAATCAAAACGGTTCATGATTGAATACGGTAGAAAGAATATACGCTAAATAACGTTGTTGTATAATGTATAGATATTATATCATTACTATATATAGCGTATTCGTTTATTCTGTAATACTATGGATTTTATTTCAAGTTCAAAAAATGTCGGTTCATCGGCATTTGGAAGTTCCGGTAATGGAGCTGCCAGTAGCACATCAGGCAACGGTCTGTTTAGCAACTTTTTCAATCTTTCAATACAAAAAATGGTATTATTACTCGCAATCATCGCATTTATAATATCGATTGGAACGGTCGCGGTTCTACTCTGGAAGTCAAAGAGTAGTCAAAAATGGCCGCCTGAGATCGCAAAATGCCCGGATCGTATGGATTTTGACGGAACAAACTGCGTAGATAACTACGGATTATTAGGCAGCACACCTGTTCAACCCCCGTCTCCAGACAACTGTACTAATTTTTCAAATAGTATGAACCTGAAATATCAGGGGAAGGATCTAATTGGTGTTGATGACAACGGTTATATTCCATGGGAAGGTGTCATCGATGGTCAAAAGTCACGTGCTAGCTCTTTAAAATGTTTAACATAACACACACACACATTACTAACTATGACAAAATATTTTGTATTATGTCATACTCTGACACGGTATTTACATACGGTAAGCTCCAGGTGCGGCACCAGAAGCCTGCTTAGCCACCGCTGGCAAAGAGTCAGAAGGAGCACCCATACCATAAGTTCCGGCCTTCATGTTGCTCGTGACACACATCGAGTAGAACAAACGTGTCTGGAAATACATAAGGGCATATACCAAAATCATCAAGAATGAATAAACACCGCTCATTAACGTGATTTTTCCCCTAAATAAGAGCACCAGCGACGAAACAAACCCCAACGCAGCAACTGCCAAGAAAATAAAATTCACGACAGTAAGCCAATAAAACAACAGACAATAATCTTTGTCAAGAGGCGCAAATAGTTCTTGGATTGCGTTCATTATCTCAATAATGGTCGTTATAACATATAAACATAAAAAATATATTCACATATCACACATACATGGATAATTATACCACGTTTTTAGGTCGCGAAACCATCTATAACAATATACGTGATTTCCTAGCATCATTTCAGAAAAACAAATCCGATCTTACATTCAAACGAGGTATCTATATCTATGGCGAACCCGGATCAGGCAAAACCGAATTCGTTGTTCGACTACTCAAAGAACTCGATTATGATATGGTGAAATATGACGCAGGCGATATTCGAAACAAGTCGATCATCGAATCGATTACACAACATAATATCTCGGATAAAAACATCATGTCGATATTTCAACGTAAAGTTAAAAAAATCGTTGTAGTGATGGACGAGCTTGACGGAATGAATAACGGTGATAAGGGCGGAATTACGTCACTTATTAAACTGATTCGTCCTAAAAAGACAAAAAAACAGAAACTAGAAGAAGTAACGATGAACCCAATCATTTGTATTGGGAATTACCATATCGACAAGAAAATCAAAGAATTGATGAAGGTGTGTTATGTCTACGAATTAAAAACACCGACGGTTACACAAATGTCGAATATCATCGACATGAAATTGCCAACGATTGACGCGGTGATGCGAAAAAATATCATCACATTCGTTCAAGGTAATCTTCGTAAACTAAATGCAGTAATAGAAATGAGTAAAAAATCAAACACGATACTTGCGAATAATATTCTTCACGCGATATTTCAACCGAAGACCTATAACGAAGATATCAAAAAAATAACCGAAAAGTTGATGAATACCGAATATCCAATTTCTGAACATAATGTTCTAATCAACGAAACAGACCGCACCACAATCGGTCTTCTTTGGCATGAAAATATCATCGATTTATTTGAAAAGATGCCAGTTCATGTGTCAGCGCCTTTTTATAAAATCGTATTAGATAACATATGTCAAGCGGATTATTTTGACCGTATCACATTTCAAAATCAGATTTGGTTATTTAACGAGCTATCGTCCCTTATCAAAACATTCTACAATCATCATTTGTTTCACAAATCATTCCCTAAAAAAGCACGGTTTCATCCGACCGAAGTGCGATTTACGAAGGTTTTAACCAAATATAGCACCGAATACAATAATCAGCTTTTCATACAAAATTTATGTATTCAACTGTCGATGGACCAAAACGATTTATTCACATTTTTCATGACACTAAAAAAACAGTATGCGGAAGAGGATATTCCGCGCATTTTAGAAATGTATGAAATCACGAAATTGGACGTGAATCGTATTTATCGGTATTTAGACAAATATATGGAAAAATCTGTAGTAGTCGTAGACAACGAAGATAACATATATGGCGGTGAACTTGATAGTCAATATGATTCTGTCTTACTAGAATGAACGATCGGATCAGATTTTATGCGTTTGAATAATATGTAAAAGATATAAATAGTATTTAGAAATAATTTTCATTCATGGGTGCGTCTATTTCATTTGATTCGAAATACCGTTTAGTGTTAGATACAGAGGTTGAGTGTATTTCGGTCAATCCTCCTGGAACTGTAAAAGACAAATCACACAAAAAGGAAAAACATGATCGCGCGAATGACAGCGAAAGCGGTAGCGGAAGCGATAGCGGTAGCGGAAGTGAAAGCGGAAGTGACAGCGATAGCGATAGCGGAAGTGAGACTGAAAACAAAATATATACTGTAAAGATAACTCCTGAAATCATAAACTACATCCGCAGTTATCTGCGAAAGACTGATTTTCTCGACGAATTTGATTTGATTACTGAAATCGATCTTGATAATTATGACCACGCCCCCGGATCGGCGCTTGTATTTAATTCCGACTCCATCGTCTATATAACAAACAATCAAACGATTGAGGCTGTTGGTGAATGGGAATACCTTCCGTCTGAGAAAGTAGAAACCAAACATAAATCGACGAAATCGAAGCCAAAATCAAAGTCTAATAACGATGACACATACGACGACGCACGTAATAAATATAAAACAAAGGATGATGAACTTCCTGTAAGTGAAATCGAGAACATTCTTACAGCTAAATTTGAAGAATACAATAAAGGGCACGAATTTGTAATTCACGAATCTAAGAATAGTCTTCTTTGTTTAAAGATTAACTCGGTTGAAATCGTGAAGGCTTAATCACCCCAGATCATAATATCATAATCATTCACAGTCAATTATGATATTGAATAATAGTATTATTAGACGTAGATAGTTTCAGGGATATGATCCGTGGTATTCGTCGCCCTCTCCGCTGCCGCTGCCGCCGCCTCCGCTTCCGCATGTGCTTTTTGTAATGCTTGATATTTTTCATGAAGCATATGATACTCACGATTCAATCGTGCTATTTCTTGATCACGTGACGCAACATCGTTTTGTAATGCTTGAAGAATATCGACAATCTGTTTGTTATTCAACGTAACCGGTGGTTGACCATCTTGTTGTAACACGATATTACCTCCCCCTCCGGTCGCCGCCGCATCTTGCGCCATCTTCGCGCGTTCTTTCTCAAGCTGTAATGTTTGTGCGATTACGTCCGGTTTCATTTCAGGTCGACCGGGTTCATAATTCGCCAATAAACCTTCTAATTCATTCATATAAAACCGACGAAGGTCGTTGTCTTTGATGAAATCCATCACCTTCTTCGGTGAATCTCTCACCACATCCGGATTCGCATTTACAAGCAGCTTACGTTTATCAAATGTATTATGTTCATGCGAAAATACGAGAATCACTTTCATCGGATCAAGTTGGACGAATGGAACCGTGTAATCTTTCAAGAATGCGCGTTCTTCCGCCAAACATGCGTCATCATTATACCGGTTATTCTTTAACAGCTTTCGCTTAAATGCGAATGTTCCTGCGGTAGCATGATTGGGTCCATACGGTCCAAACCGCTTCATTTGTTTAATATGTTTGAAATAAATGTAAATCTCGCTCGACCCAGCACATAATGCCTCAGGATGAGATACCAACATTTCAACTGCGTGAGAGACGCGTTTTGGAGGATAATAATCATCATCATCCATATAGACCAGTATTTCGCCACGGGATTTCTCGTGAAGCAAATTACGCTTTCGCCCCAACGTCATTTTTGTATCGTATTTAAAATACTTAACTCGAGGATGTGATGCTACGAGGTCTTCGATCGGGTCGGTTCCGTCATCAATAATAATCCATTCCATGCGATCTTGTGGATAGTCTTGTTCATTAAAACAACGAATCATAGCCTGAATAAACGGCCGGCGATTAAATGTAGGTGTACATACACTCACAAATGGATATTTTTTAAAATATTCTGGGCTTGATTTTTCGATACTGGATGCCGTCGCCGTCGCCGTCGCCGTCGCTACTCCGGGAGCTGCCGATGCTTTATTCTTTCCACCCATATCGTATAAATTTGGATATAATAGTTCTTATACGATATTATTTATGTTGTTTATTCATTTTGCTGCTATCCACTCCAATTCTTAATCGAGTTAATAAAATCCATGATTCCTTGCCAATAATGTGTAAGATACAAGACAAGTAACATTAGAATCACAATCGCCGCAACATTAATATCTAAATACTCAAAAGCGTAATACATTAATGTCAGGTTAAAGAAGAAGAATATAATAGGAACATACCGAGCGTATAATTCGCGATACTGATCCCAATGAAGAAGAGGGTAAATAAATAAAGTCCCGATGAATTGAATCAATTGAACAAAATACGAAATCACCGGTATTATACCCAACCCGAATCCTGTAAATATAGACCATAATGAACCGCCGATAAATTCTTTACGATGATCGGTCGGATTGAGAATCATGCCGATAACTGTTGTAAAAAATGGACCACCCATTAACATAAAACCGACAATTAGTAAAAATACAAACGGGATTAATATAATAATCAGAGGCGATATAGCGTCTTGTAATTCAACAGGAATCGCGTTTGAAATACGTGTGATTTGTTCAAAGATATAGGACAACATCGCGCGGTCGGATGAAAATGAAAATATGAATGCGTTATTGATCCATTGCTTAAAGCGGGCTTTAATAAATGCCCAATTCAAAAGATTTACTTTTGTTACTCCCTCTTCGACACTGTCATTCACCAGATCTAAATCTTCTTCTGTTAAACAGAACCATTTAAAGACGTAGGTATCAAGAAGAATCGCGGCTTTCAAGTATATTTTTTTAGGTGTTTCGATCTTTGGATCATCCGCAATCCCTCCGAACTTATCATCACAATCGGCGCCGCAACTCGTGTATTCGCTCGTATAACAATATGGCCATTCGTGGCGGTCGGTCGGAAATAGTTTATTCAAGTTAAGGTTATTATTTTTGATACTTTCCGGTGCCGCAAAAAACATGATATTCACACATATCACCGAAATGATCACCGTTTCAATAAATAGCGTTAGGACACTCAGCCCGAATTCTTTCAGTGCTTCGAGATCAAAGATCGATTTCGGTTTCGCTTTCGCCGTCGTCCCTTCATCTTTTTTTTTATCGCCGTCACCGTCGCCACCTCCTCCGCCGATCATCCCTCCTAGTTTGCTAAACGTTCCTTCTTCACCGTCGTCTGCTTCATTATCATCTTCGACGTCATCGGGTCGTTGTTCTTCTTCGTCGTCCGCCATTTTTTGGTAAGTTATATATACCATAGATTATTATAACGTGGTTGAAACATCAAAATCAGCGAGCATACATTAGACCGCAATTTCCTGATACAAATGTAAGAACATTATACCGCTCTTCGAGTATATGTAGGTCATAATTATACAAGTAAATATTCACATTCGGCTTATTCATTCCGATAATCTCTCGCGTGTTCGGATTACAAATCACCTTCACTTCGGCGGCAGAGTCCAACGGGGGATAAATCGTCGTCATTTCGAGTTCGATCTGATTGAATTTGCTCATATTGATTGCGCCGCTTGGTTGTAGATCAAACGGGTCCGAATTCAGACAGAAATTGTAGCAGTAGATACCCGGTTTTGCGCTTCCGCGGGTGCGTGTATATTTCTCAACGTAGTTATAGACCCCCGCGTCAAGTAAATTCTCTCGGTATTTGCCGTTCAACGAAATTCCCAACATCTGTAAAATATCGCGTTCATTTTCGGATTGAAAATCGCCGGTAATATGAAGTCCGGTCATGCGTTTATCGCGTGGATTAATGCCTGGTCCGATCCCGTTTTTTGGTCCATTCTTATCGAAGAAGTAGCGGTCATGAGGGTAAGCCGGGTTCAGATTTGTAAGCAGATCAGTTGTTTGGCGGATGTCTTCAGTAAATGCCGCTGGGCGCCAGTCATCGTCGATGGGTGCGGGAATAATATCATATGGGAGGTAGTTATACGGCCAGTTGGTATAATTGCTCCATTCATTCCGGAGATTGACGTCGCTGCGTTGAAAAAACATCGTCCATGATGCCACCATCCCCATCGAATTTTCGATCTTGATTTTCTTATTCCCAGTTACATCGTTGAAGACCCAATCATAATACGACTTGATCAAATATTTCTGCTGATTTGCGGCAAACACTTTCGATTCTTCATCCGAGAGAAAGCAATACGTCGCCATCAAATGAACATCCGCATTCCAGTCGGTGCGAATACTCGGATACGAATTCAGCGATAAATCGATACTTGGCGGTGGGTATAAAAATCGCCACATCTGATGAAGTGGATTCGTAAAATCGGGTTGAATAACCGGCCAGAAATTCTCTGGATCACCTACATCACGAATCGTGAACAACTCCTTCACCGGTCGCAGCGTAACATCAATCTGGAGTTGATTATATTGGAGGCATACAAGCGGAAACGCCATTTTCGATGAGAGCGTGAACCATGCGTTAATCGGGATGTATATTTTACGCCCACGAATCGACGGTTCTGCGCCAGCGACATTCGACGTGCGATAGGCGTTCGGGTATTGATTCAGTCGCGCGCCAGAACAACCTGGATTATATAATTCTGGAACATGACCAGTCATTTGATTGTATAACTCCCGCTTTGTTGCGTCAAGATCGCGTTCTAATATCGCCATCAGATTATTGCCGGTGAAACGCTGGAGGGTCATCCCGCCAACTGAAATCACGATCTCCTTCACCATCTGTGTGCCTATATTTTCGATCCAACGAAACTCATATGGTGCCCACATATCTTCCACTCGAGCAGGAGGATGAATCGGACTCCAAATCGACGGCAGCGTTACACATATATACGTGTCCATCAATAATTCCGCATATCTGGGTATATAAAACGTGAATTTGGACTCTTCGGTCATACGTAACTTCTTCTGACCATCGAAATCAACTCTAAACTTTTGAAGACCGAAATTCGTATATTTAAGGTATGTGCTTTTAAAAAACGACTTTTTGGGGTTACCGTTGAGAATAACATTCTGATTGCCGGTAGCTACCAAATTCAATAAACCACCAGTCATTTAGTATGTTATTTTGTTATGTTATAATAACTTTATATAAAAATCTTATTCTAATATTTTATTATATATAGTAAAGAGGAATGAAAGAAAATCAAGTAGAATTCGTATTCATAGGTATTATTATTATCGTTTTCGCAACATGGAAGATATCAGAAATGATTAAAACTAGATGCTATGAAACGAAAGCTCTTGGAAAGAAAGGGGTAGCATCATCGGCCGCGCCATATCGCGAAGGGTTCGGCGTTGATGACGATCAGCTCATGAAAAAAATCGCGAATTTACTCAAAACGCCCCAAACGCCGATATTATCCACAGAGAATTTTACTGTTGATACACCCGAGGGAGAAATGACGGTCCATCAGCGAAAAAAAGCGGCAACCAATCTGGATACGTTCAACACGAAAACGGCATCTCCCCCGCCACCGGTCAACGCACCTACCACTGATAAACCAATCAACGCGGTAAAAGAAGGCCTCGAAAATCCGGATGAAAATACGAAGGCATCCATCGAAAAAAATATTACATCGATAAATCCGCAAGACAATCAAAGTAAGTTCAAGTTACGGGATTATTATATCAAAGCCGCATACAACGCGTTCAA